TCACAGCGTTGATTCTATCCCTGACCAATGCGTGTGCGTTTTTCGCCTTAACGCTAAAACCTGCGTTTTGTAAGATCGACAAATCAGTTCGACCACCAGCAGATGTTTTCCGCTGTCTTGATGCTGGGTCTGGATAAATAATAACATTCCGATTGCCGTAACGGTCTTTTAGCTCCGCAACCATCTCGTCAGTATTTGATCCATACATGACAATCTCGTCAACGGCATACAGCTTCTCGCCTTTACGAATGCAGATAACGGCCGACATGGGATCAAGGTTAAAATCCATACCAACGTGGAGTGTACCACTATCATCCCCTATATCCAACACAGAGTCTTCACGACTAAACCCATAGTAAATCAGGCCAGCGTACGTTACAAACTGGGCGCAATATTCTTGATTAAAAGTTCTTTCATCGAGATCAGCCCTAGCAGATTCAATCTCTTCTGGCGGGACGTTACCGCCATCTAAAGTTGTGTACTGAAAAGACTCCCAATCATTAGCCCCATCAACTCCTTTAGCCCAGAGGTCATAGAAGTGATTCCTTCCTTTAGGCGTCCCAATAAACATTGCGCCACCCTGACGATCACTTAAACTGGGTCTAAGAACCTCATACCATGCTTCTGGTCGCATATCGGCAAACTCATCCATAACAACAAAGTCTAAGGCTCTACCACGAAGGTTATTAGGCTTTTCCGCGCCCTTTAAAGCGATTACGGACCCATTAATGAGGCGTAGTGTTAGGCTAGATTCGTTTGTCTTATACACATACTCAGGCGGTATGGTGTGTATCAGCATATTCCAAGCGATTTCTTTTGCTGCGCCATAGGTAGGTGCGACATACCAGACATTGCGGTCATTACCTGCTACCGCTTGCTCTAGCAGCTTACCAGTAGAAAGAAAGGTCTTTCCGAACCGTCTACCAGCAACCACAGAAACAAAGCGGCTACTGGATAAGAATATCTCACTCTGCGGTAGGGTTAACTGCACGCGGGTCTACCATAATATTGATCTGTGGGATTTCTTGAACTTCAGATTCAGCTTCCTTCCAACCAGCCTGAGTTTTTAGGTAGAATATATTTGCAGCCACGTTACCAGCCTGTGCCATTTTGATCAGGTTTTGACCCATTCCAGCAAAAGCCTTAACTCTTCCCTTTTTATAAGCATCAGAAACCTCAGGTTGCCGCTCTTCTATAGCCCTTAAAGTTGTTTCAGAGATATTAAAATAATCAGCTATTTGCCCTTTAGTTAGGACAGACGCCAATGCTTCTATTTGATTAGCTTGAGCTTCACTGAAAACCACTTCAGGTCTTCCCCCACCATCACCTTGATTGCCTAACTTCATTTTACACCTGCGGGAAATTTGCTAATGGGTAGAATACTAACGTATTACGATACCCCCCTGAATGAGTTGGCACAATAGGCGTTACGCCATGCACGTTTCTCCAAGCAGGATAATACAGCATAGAGTTATCCCTGCTGTCTACTGTTGCACCATAATCAGGTACAGTCGTGCATCCCCCTGTACTGTTACTTCGTTTCGTTATAATGACGTTAGAGCATCCTTTTAGGTTGCCGTTGTCCCTATGGAAGTCAGCGGCAATGTTGAAGTTTGAAATACTGCTAGTAAACAGGTCTCCAAACCTCCATTCTTTTGCGATGTTTTTAGCGATCAATTCTTTCTGTTGCTCATACAGTTGTGGAGTGATCTGTTTGACTATCTGTTCACTTTCTTTTGCAAGCATTAGCATCGCTTTGACAAACGTGTTTGCGCTCTTTACACCGTGAACACTGCTCCTCGTAGGATACGGCCTTCTCATGTGAGGTTTGGGCGGGATAGAGCCAAGTATAGTTGAATATTGTAATACCTGTTTTGCCTTATCATCTTCCATAAACCCACTGCTTCTTTTCATTAAGCTTTTGGGTACATTTTTAGATCGTAATTCTTTGTCAGCTATGTCAGCTAATTGAGCCGCTTTTTTGCTGTATTTAGCGATGTCTTTAATATAAAACCCTATAGGCTTTCCATCAATTAGGAACAATGAATCCTCTAGGACGTTTGGGTCAATATGCCCGCAAGTGTCGCCTACTTTTACACTGTGCTCTATTTCCATCAATTCAAGATTCTTCATTTTATTTTCCTCATGCAACTTTTAGCAAAACCAGATATGTCAGCCTTTACATCTAAGCGATTCGGTTTTTGTTTTAGCTGTATCCAAGGAGACCATGTTAAAACTAATTTCTTTGCGGCATTACCATCTCGGTTGCTCTTATACCAATCGTGGAGTCCACCCTTATTAGTCCCGACAACAGGCGTATCAAAAAACACTCTGTTAAACCTTAGTATCCCATGTCCTTGCTCTATACACTGAAAACAAAAGTCTCGGTCTTCTTTCGTGTCCTCTCTATAACGCCAATGGATATTCTTTACGTTAATTAGCACGCAACCCTCAACAAACTTTGAGTTGATAGACACGGCTTGTTTAGTACTCCACGCAAAAGCTCTAGTCCCTATCCCAACGATCTCAAACGGCAACTGAAACGCTTTCTCAGATACAGCCCATAATTCGTCAGCACTGGTCTTTCTAGTCTTTCCGTCAAACTTCCCAAACTGGGTAATGTCATCGTCACAGAACCACGCCCAATCTATTTGATTGTCCTTGCACCAATCAAGCATAAAATTGCGAACGTATGTCATCCCCATGTCATCGGCTTCAATGCAAATCTTGTTGTTAACGCGATAACTGTCTACGTCTTGCGGCTCAACAAAATGATAGACGTCAAACCCTGCGGCCTCAAATAGTAAATGCGTCTTTGTCTCTGGCCTCCCTTTAGAGGGAATGCAGACAATCAAAGTTTAGCCTTTTCTTTACGGAAGTAATCTAAGATAAGACCGCCAACATAAGCACCCTCATTTCTCCAGAATTTAATCAACTCTGCGGCTTCGTCATAGTCTTGTGATTCAAACTCTATCTGAATGGCTCTTTTAACTCCGTCCGTCATATCAGACAAATCAGCGTCAAGATCATCTTCATCAAGAATAGAGTAATCAATATCATCCTTAAAATCAGGCAATACATCCCAGCCTAATATGTCTAGTTCAAAGTCTAGGTCAGATAACACTTCAAGCTCTAACTTTAAAAGCTCATCATCCCATCCAGAATTGAGAGCCAGCTTATTATCTGCAATCACGTACGCCTTCCTCTGCGCGTCCGTCAGGCCTTCAAGGGTGATGGTAGGGACTTTATCTAAATTGAGAAGGTAAGCAGCCTGTAAGCGACCATGCCCAGCTATTATTCCGCTTTTCTCATCTATTAAAATAGGGTTTGTGAATCCGAACTCTTTGATACTAGAGGCAACTTGTTGTATTTGCTGTTCGCTGTGAGTTCTTGAGTTACTGACGTATGGTATTAATTCTGCTGGTTTCCTATAGCTTATCTTTAACATTAAATTTCCGTCCCGAATAGCTCTTCAGCCATTATCTCAAATTCTCTTTGCCCTTCGTTTTGAAGCACTTCCTCAAACTCTATATCAACCACAATGTTTTCAACTTCAAACTTCCAGTCAGATAGCTCTTCTCTCAGCTTTTCTCTAGGAACATCAGTGGTCATCAAAGAATCAATTATTGAGTCAAAGCGCACAATCTCATCACTTAGCTCATATTGGAAACAATCTTCAAGGCTTTTTGATATGTCTAACCCTTCCATGATCTACCCTTTTAGTAGTTAACTAAGGCATTGTAGACTCTTTTCAACGGAAATGTAAACTAATTGAGATCGTCAGCTGCGACTGCGCCAAGAGATAATACTACGAATATAACCATGTAAAGTATCACTTTATGCTCCTCTGTTTGTAAATGAGGCGGCATCTTATACGTTATTAGTGATGATCGGAAATGAGTGTTTTCTATAGATGACATACCAAATATGATATGTAAGGTAGTCCGTTTCGGCTCCCAAGTGGACTAATCTTGGTTCAAAGGTAACAAAGGAACCTTGGCCTGATCCTATATCGGTCACTAGGGGATCAGCCTAGCAGGAGAGGATATGAGCCCTCCGACCTAGTAAATTACAAAACCTAACAAGCATAATAATATAACAATGAACTGGCCGTTACTGATCCAACATGGCTCTACTGCCCACTCCCTGAATCTTACAAAACCAGCTTTGATCTTGTGCTTTAGTATCTCGCGATCTGCCACCTTATGGGCATCAGCGATTAATTTTTTAATATCCATTATTGCCACCTGTCATATCCAGCAAAAGCTTCTGGCTCAATATCCATAACTCTAGCATAAGAATTTAATACCTGCTCTCTTAAAAACAACTCAAGAGTAAGGTAAATTGAATCTCTCAATGTACATGATATCTGTTCATTTCTTGAATTGGTATATAGCTCATCTAAAAAGTTATGCTGATCCAGCAGGTTAGGGGGCAGGTAATCATCCCACCAGCTAGGCATATTCTTCAAGAAAAAATAGCAAATGGTATCTTTATCGCCATCAACTAAATCTAACAAATCACCTTCCCACCTCTTGTACTCTGACATCATGGTAGGTAACACCGCATCCAAAGTTTCTTCAAAAGATTGCATAGACATTAGCAAACCCCCAGATTAATACAGTCGTTGTATTCCATAGTGCTTACAGCGCAATACATGATTAGGAGTATAGCCGCGCCAATCCATCCAGCGCGGTTTTCTTGTTTTTCTAACTCAGCTTTTTCAACAGTGTTGAGTTGGCTGTAAGTCATTGAGTGACGATCTAACATTACACTAACTCCACTGTGTTATAGCCGTAGCCGTTATTTACAAGATTCTCTTCAAGAACCCCAACGCCTGAGGCGATCATGTGACTTTTAATAAACTGACTGACAGTTTCGTCTGTACCAAGCTCTTTGATGTATTCTTTAATCATATTGGCATCAACTTCAACGGAAAACGAAACGCGAACTTTTTGAATTTTTGTAGTAAATGATTTGGCTTTTAACATATTATTCCCCTTGATTTTTTGATTGCCCCCGAAGGGGCGCTTTGATTATTAAGCCCAGCTAGGTATATGGTTAACAATGTAGAGCATTTCTTGCTTTTCACCTTTTTCAGGGTGAGCAGTCATTTCAAACTCTTGCAACCCGATATCATTTGATTCGAGCAAGCTACCTAGTGTTCCTTCTGCGCTTTTGCGCTCCCAGCCGTTTTCGGTAAGCATTTCAATTAGATCATCCATCCAGAAATAATCGCCCCAATCAAAATCTGATTCAGAATCAATAAAGTCATGGAACACTGCAAGAGCCGCTGTTTGATTAGAAGTTAATTTAGTCATTTGTTTAATACCTTTGTTTTTTGATTGAGGTGTAACTATGGGCCTTATCTTATAGAAAGTAAACCTTTTTGTTAATTAAATCGCAAAATAAGTTAAAAAAGATTAAATTTCTCCGATTCGCCATTCTTGATCTTTAATCTGAGCCTTCAGATCGCGCTGAAACTGTATGACTTCATCGCGGTTAAACTTAGGCGAAGCCCTCCAAGCCAGTCTTTCCATGGCCTTAACCCTTCGCTGGCCGTAAGCGTCAACCATCCACTGCCTGTAGCGCAGGACATAATGCGCCTGCTTCATACCCCACAGGTTGCACGATGGGCACTGAGGGTGAATGTTTTCTTCAAATAACTTAAAAACAGTTCTGCCTCTGGGTATAAAGTGACCGCCCTGCATAGCCTTATAATGGTCTACCTTCCCACAGGTAACGCACTGGCAGTATCCGTTGTCATCGCTGGCCTTGAGCCTTACAAGACGTTGTAGGAGCTTTGCCGCTGCTTCTACTTCCTGCGCGACTGTTTTTAATTTACGTTTCGCCATATTCAAGCTCAAGTAGCAATTCGCAATAGTGAATAATTTTCTTAATGTCTTCTGCACCATTTTTGGTGCGATGTCTGCTGACATATTTAACAATACAGCCATCAATAAATGGTAGTTTATTCATCGTGATATAAACTATCGGCTGGATAGCCAGCTTGTAATGATCCCCGCCTTCTTGCTTCTCTAATGCTCCCATGTCGTCTCCATGTTAGTCAGTAATACTTTCTCAGGATTGTTAAGATCGCAGCGAGGACAAATACCATAAGCGTAATCATCATCGCTAACCCAATACTCAAGACTACGGCCGCAATCGCAAAAAGCCCGCGTAACCGTAAGGCTAAATGTTGGAAAATCAATGACATTACTCATTTAACGCCTCTACTTTTATCTTAACCCTAGAGTCTTCACCATTCTGCTTGTGATAAACAACCGCAGTCATAGATCGTTCTGCTCCGTAGCCAGAATCTGAGTGCCAGCTATCTGTGGCGGTGAGACTGCCCCAATGTTCAAAGTGCATAGAACCAACTTCTCTGGATACATGGTGATGAATATGACCTAAATGGCAGTAGCGGTTTTTAGATTGACTCCACTCGTCATCAAGGTTTCGGATAACAGTTTGCAATATTTGCTCATGCTTCATCCTATCCCCGTGATGGAAAACAAATAGATTGTTGTGCCACTGGTAATGGATGAACTTAGAATAATTTTGCAATACGTTTACGCGCTTATCCTTGCTGTAAAGCAACTCCAAGCAGCTAGAAAGGTGACAAGCCATATCAGAATCATGGTTGCCTCTAACATTGATAACCACTACTTCCTTATGAGTCTCTAACATCTTGTCAATTAATATCTGGAACAACCTGCCAGCCAGCTTAAAGGTCTTACCAATACGAGTATCAACATCAACTGGCGTTCCTTTAGTCGTAGTATTGGCGCTGCTATCGGCATGGAAAAAATCACCCACGTTTAACAATACACCGACTTCGGCATTGCCTACGCGTTTTGACAGTTTAGCTGTTGCATCTAGCAATATTTGTGTCGCTATTTTGACATCCCAGTCATCATCATCAACCTTGACCTCACTGTCAGCTAACATTCCGAAGTGATGGTCACCGACCATATACATCGCAAGGTAATCTGCGTTCGTATCTTTAGGGGATTTAGAAGGCTTTTTAAAGCCAGTAAGATCGTCTTTAATGCCTTCCATTACGGCATCAAGCTTCTCTCTCATATTACGCTTTTCAGGCTCTTGAATTACCCACTGGAGTGCAATCTCGCCTTCAGAATTATAAGCAGTGGATACTCGCTTCGCCTCAAAGCCTTGCATTGTTTCGCGGTCAACACTTCGATGTGGCGCTACAGCCTGAGTTGCTGCCCTAGCCTCTAGCCTCTTGAGCATGATATCTATATTGCGCCTACTTGTGCCTAACTTCTTGGACGCTTTATTGTTTGATCCGCATTCGATTACAGCGTTTAACACTTCAATGTGACGTGGCTGCGTGG